GCACGTTACAACCCAACAACCAGGTTCACCGAAAGATGTTCCGGCCGCGTTCGCGTCCACTAATTCCCATCTGGAACCCCCAACCGCGAGGTAAATCAAATCACCAAAGGCGAGAGTTGCCCCCGCCGTTCCTGCTTCCGTAATTCCTGAATACTTTCCATCCGCCGATAGTGCCGTGTCCAGTTGAATCGGCGTATTCTCTCCGAGGTCATAAGTTTTATTCGTCAGCGTTTGAGTGCCGTCAATTGTCGCAACACTTGTAGCCGCCGTCCCTGGGGTTGTTATTTTCAAATCCGCCCCTGCCAGAGTAACCACATTTCCGACTTGGGTCAAAGTCGCATCGCCGTTATCCCAGTCAATAACTCCGCCCTCCGCCAAAAATAAATCACTGAATCGCTTTGAGATTCTGCCAAGTGCCGCACCGTCATCAGCCGTTGGCTCTAATGCAGTCGTAATTTTTGCCGATGTCAAGGTCTTGGTTGTCATCCCTTCGGTTGTGTCCTTTCCGACAAGCGTATCAGTCACAGCGGGGATGGTTACAACCGCCGTACCCGCAACCGCGCTTGTGTCAAGCGTAACCGCTCCGCTTGTTGTGCCTGCTACTTTCAACTTTCCCACTGCGCCCGCGCTTCCGAACGTCTTTGCGCCTGTCACCGTTTGGATAGACGCTAAAACCATATCCCCACCGCCCGCAGAGAACGGCCCGCTTTCCGTTCCCGTATCGTCAAGCAGATAGAATCCATCCGCCTTTGTATAAATCACCCATTCGCCCGTGCTAGGCGTTGCAGGCTTCGCGCCTTCTTCAAGTACAATGATTTTCGCCATGATGCCTCTCTATAAAATATGTAAAACCGAATCGCCGTTCAATTCGATGTCAAATGCGTTGCTTTGAATATATTCGGACGCTATCATACATTCGCCGTCCGCTAAAGTTAATGACGCGGTTAATGACCTTTGGACTATCGCATCGCCGCCTAATAAATCAGATGCCTCGTAACCATCCAATAAGTCTGCATTAAGATTTGCCACCATCGTTGTGGAACTTACCGTAAGCGGGGCAGTGCCAGTCACAACGTCATTTTGTATTGTCTCTGAAATAAATAACTTTCTAAACCTCAGAACCGCCGATCCAAGTTCCGAGTTATTGTCTATTGTCGGAATAATGTGAGATTGTGGGGCAATGGTGGTATAGGTATTGATTAACCCAGTATTGTCGTCAATTGCGAGATACCCCGTCAATACATTATTTCTCAATACTGAAAAAATTATCTTCCCGTCTTGCGTTGCTCCGTTTAGGACGGTTGGCGCACTCCATTCTATTCTTGCCTGTTCATCCTGATTACCATCCGAATCTGATAATTTGAGAGAGATATAGGCAGTATCATTATCTACTGTGCCTTTAGTAACCTTATCTATGTTCTTACTTAACTGTTCACTCATCTGCCATTCTGAGCAAATCTTTATTATCAGCTTTGTAAGATATAGCCTAACCTTAATCTTAAGAGCCGGAGGCTCGGGTGTAGCCTAGTTATCAGTCCCGGTATTGTCATCTTATTCAAGATTAGTTCGCTAGGGCTTATCCGATACTTGAGTTTATGATCTATCCTAGTCTTTGTCATCTATTCTCATACTCTCCATAAGGAGTTTTACTCTTACCGCTATATCTGCCTCTTTTGGGCAGTTTTTTAACATGATACTTCTTACAAGAGCCGTCGGCTAAAAGAGGAAGTCCATAGATTTCACAAAATCCTTTAAACTCCTCTTTCTGGCCGAAGGTCATTTAAGTAACTCTCCCATTAACTCTTTGTTTTCAGCACTAAAGATTACAAACTCTTTAATGAAGTTGGCATTGAAGTGAAGCATTTTATTGAGCCTCAAGAAATAGATCTTTATAACGTGCCAAATAAGGTTTCTATTTTAGAAAACGGCAAAGGGATTGGATATGTAAGGCAATTTATGCTTGATTACGCCAAAAGTAATAATTTTGAATGGGTTTTGTTTTGTGATGATGATGTTAATTCATTTGGCTTATATAACGGAAAAACAATAAAAAAAGATGCAAGTATTTGGCTTGAAATTTTAAACAAAGCAAAACAACTTCCTTTTGAATTGATTGGCATAAATTACACGCAACACGCCTGGCATGAAAAAACCAAATATTCTGTAAATAGAAAATTTGCGGAGGTTTGTGTTTTGATTAATGTAAAAAAAATAAAATGGAGTTATCGACCCGAATTTAATTTAAAAGAGGATAGAGATTTTGCACTACAAACTATTAAATACGGAAGCGGAATCTTAAGGTTTAACTACTATTGGTTTTCTTGTCCAGACGTTGGATCAAATGCAGGGGGGTTACAATCAGATTATAAATCCAAAAAAGATGAAGAAAGTGCTAAAAAAATGTGCAGAGAGTGGTACCCATTTGTTACCTTAAAACGAAAAGGAGAACGAATAGATATGAAAACTGATATAAAATCGTTGGCATTACACTATAAAAAACAAGTAAAATGAAAAGGATTGATTTAATACCAATAGAACATAATCGCAAAATTGGCGAGGCTTGCGAATATATTGAGCCTAATGTAACTGAGGATTGTATTTTTTATGCTGACGGTGAGCCGATCGGGTTTTATATGAAGCAAATGCCTGAAAAAATGTGCAAACTTGCTGATTTGGCAAATTCTGAACTTAGGAGCAAAAATGTTCCGAAGTCAGAAATGAAAAGAAACCAACCAGATGGTATTAACGAAAAAACTGGGAAGTACAAATACAAAGTCGTTGTTAAACAATATAGTGCAATTTTGGGGAGTATTCCACCAAAGCCACATATGCAAAGGAATTACGCCTCAATTTCCAGCGTCCATAACTCAAAAACGGCACAAACTTTTATAAAGGCCATGTTACTTCTCGCAAAAGAAAGCGAACAACTGATAAAAGAAATTTTGCCCAAACAATATGAGCAACAAATTGAACTTTTTAAGCAAGTTCCTGATAAATGGAAATTTGGAAACCTTTTTACAAGTTCAATTTCAAATTACAATATTTCGGCACCATTTCACCGAGATGCTGGAAATATAGTGGGAGCGGTAAACGTAATTATCTGTAAGCAGAAAAACGCCAAGGGTGGAGATTTGCACGTTCCTGATTATAACGCAACAATCGGACAGATTGATAATTCTATTTTGGTTTACCCAGCGTGGCGAAATATGCACGGTGTCACGCCAATAATTCCAACCTTTGAATGTGGATATAGAAATTCATTGGTATTCTATCCATTAAAGGCTTTTGTAGGTCTTAAAAACTAAAATTATGGCATACGATAAGAAAAAAATATTTGATCAGGCAAAGGAAATGATTGTAAAACACAAACTTTTCTTTGTTGAGGATATTGTTGCTTTTTTGCCTTGTAATAAAACAACTTTTTATGAGTTTTTCCCTTCACAATCGAACGAATCGAACGTCCTAAAAGAATTATTGGAGACAAATCGAGTAGAATTAAAGGTTTCTATGCGTTCAAAATGGTATAAATCAAATGCACCAGCTTTACAAATGGCACTAATGAAATTGATTGCAAGTCCTGAGGAACTTAAAAAGCTATCAATGACATATACGGATATAACCTCAAAAGACGAATCGATAAACAAGCCAGTAGATCCAAAGGAAGTAATGGAAAATATAACCAAAGTTTTAAATGGAGGTTCAGTTCCTGAGTCGTGAAATTGAATTAAGTTTAAGTTACGAAGCTGCAATCTATGTTTCAAACGAACTCAAAAAACTTAAAATAATACTTGTTCCGAGTATTTTAAAAGAATCATTTTTTGATTTTGAAAGTCCTTATGTGATTTGGTACGGATCGAGGGTTTCTGCAAAATCTTATTATAAAGCTATCCAAATGCTTTATAAATGCGAGCATCAAACGTATTACAGAGGGTTATTTGCAAGACAAACCCAAAAGGATGCCAGAGATACACAATTCCAGCTTTTTAAGGACATAATCACAAAATTTTACCCTTGGTTGCAAGAAGATTTTTTGATTAAAGAGTCTACAATGTCAATCGTTCATATAAAAACTGGACATTTTATTAAGGGTGCCAGTTTTCAGGAGCCGCCAAGGTCATTGGCAGAATACACAGATTTTTGGGTTGATGAACCGATTACTCGAGATGCATGCATTGATAGGGCCGACCTTTTAGATATTTCAGGAACCTTAAGAAATAGTTTCGGAATGAAGTCACAAAAACATTTGACTTTTAACCCAATATCTGAAGATACTTTCATTTATACCGACTTCTTTTCTGATAAAAAGGTTTTTCCTTCAGGAATTACTTTAATGAACTACCAAGATAATCCATTTTGCCCACCGGAGAAAATAGAGGAATTTGAGTTTATAAAAGAAATAGATCCTGATAGGTATGAAGTCGATGCTTTGGGTAAGTGGGGAATGGTTAAGCCAGACCGTTTATTTTTCTACAATTTTGATAAAAACAAACACGAACTTGAAAGTATTGAGGTTAACGATAATTTACCGATATGCCTTAGTTTTGACTTTAACGTAACATTGTCGTGCCTTATGGGCCAAGTATCAATTTATGATAGATATGTAAGGAAAATCAAAGAATGGCACGATTCAAAAAGTAATATGGATATTCCAGAACTTTTATTTGATATTGTCGAAACGATTGGACGAGATAAAACATATTTAATTACTGGTGACGCCTCAGGAAATAACAGAAGTGCATTTACCGCCGGCCATGCCTCAGGGTTTACGATTATTTTCAATTGGTTCAGGGAAAATGGAATTGAATACGAAGATCATGTACCAAGTGTAAACCCAAGCCATTATAATTCCAAGCTTATAAACAATGCCTTACTAAAAGTTGAGCAAGATATTAAGTATTCAAAGGAAGGCTGCCCAATAACGCTGAATGATATTAAAAAGATGGAGCAAGACAGTTCAGGCGGTTACAATAAGAAATTAGCCGAGGCCAAAGGATACGGACACGTTGGCGACTGCGAAAGATACTTCAATCATGTATTTTGCTATGACCTTTGGAATGAATATGTGAATTTCAACAACTGACAGAACTTTATTCTGTTTTGTCGCCGAAAGAATAAAACAAAACTTATATAAAAAGTAAGTATTTGTATTAAAAACTTACTTTTTGTTCTGATTCCTATTTTTAAAATCCAAGTTCTTAAAATAATTCGAAAGGACTTCACAAAAGTAAAGTGCTATTGAGCAAATTACTATTGTGATTAATGTGGTTGCTAAAAAATGTAGTGAGTGCATGGTATTAAAATTCATATATAATATTTGCGTCTAAAATTATGTTTTCTTCTTTAGATTGACTTATTCCACCACCAAAAACAGGTTGTTCTTTTATTATCAATATTTTTGATTTTATTGATTCTCCAGCAATAACCTCTTTTATTTCTATTTCTGCTTTAGTATTTGTCATTCCCGTATTCTTTAATTGTTATTGATTATGATACAAATATACAACACCCAAAGTTAATAAACAAATTATTTTAAAGAAAAGATTTTATAAATAGTGAATTATTTTAAAATAAGCCAATTTCAAACATATTTTACCTTAAAAATTACGAATTAATCAAAAAATTGTATATTTGAACTTAAAAAGGAATTCAAATGAGTGATTGTAATTGTGAATGTGTTCAAGTTTCTGATATAAATCAATGCTCAGAAACGATTGAAATTGATTTAGGAATACTTAACGCCGAAAAAGAACTTGAAGTTTATGTAACTGGAAGGAGCAAAAGGATTTATAAATTAAACCTCGTTAGCGATTTGGATGGAGTAATTACAATCAATACTTCACTTTTGCCAAATGGTTATTTTTCTATTCATACCGCAGGAAAATACAAAATCTCAATTGAAGAAAATGGATCTCCGATTGAAATAACCAACACCGGAAAATCTTGCATTGAGTTCAAAGTTAATTCTATTTTAGAAATAATTAATCCTTAATAAAATGTCAGTTACAGTAGGATGCAAGCCTAACAATCAGAGATTTCTACCTTTTGGCAATAATACACCGAGAGGTTTTAGAAACATAAAAGTATTGGAATCGATCGAAAATATTCCAACGCCATTGATTCCTGATTCGGTTTATTTCGTCAGGCATGGTGCGTTTGTTGACATGATCGTAGTTGACGATTCAGGAACAACTTACGAGGTTTTTCATTTTCTCAAAGAAACTGGATTAACTCAGGAATTAATACAAGTTTCAGGCATTGCCGATTTGTCAGCGGTTACGCACGAATTAAATTCAGACTTGGTAAAATGCACTTTCTTTGGTGCCGATAAGTTAGAAGTTAAAGAAATTGGTTATCGTGCAATTAGCACAACTCAATTTGAAGTTTATTTACCAACTTTAGAATCAGGAGCCGCAACCTTTACTGGCTATATTTTTGTTGAAAAAATCGTTTCGTTTTAAATTATTATAAAATCATTTTATGAAAAAGAATATTTTAGTTTTAGTCCTGATTTTTATTAGTTCTTTGGGCGTTTTTGGTCAAAAG